TTTGAATGCCCATTGCTTGCCTTGATACGCTTTGCTCACTTGCTGCCAGAAGTACAATTTGCCGCTTGGATAGTTCACGCGTTCGAAGACGGCCCACGTCATGTCGCCGGGCGGATTGATGCGCATGATTTTGAATTCGCGTCCATCGCCGGGCTTGTAGCCTAATGAAATGGCTTCTTTGGACATTGATTTCACTCCGTTCGGATTGTTTTAATTCTTAGACCATTATACTTTAAATTTTGTTGCGCGTCAAATATTAAATGTATTACTGTCATACACGTTTTTTGTAAGCAGGGGTCCTTGGGGGGTATGTTGAAACATCAGAGTGTATACTAAAAATGTCATGGTTTTGTGAATTGGAAACTATTGTCATCAATTTTGTTGACATTTTTGTATATTACCCTGATGAAAAAAAACCCCCTAATAGTGTTTATTTTTGAAAATAGGATTGTAATACAGACTGTATGACAAAAACATATAGGAATACTAGGGATTACTAATTATTAGAATGGGAATTGGCACGTCTGTCGAACTGTTACCGCAAAACTTGAAGGACCGCCAAGTTTGACGGTCCTTATTGTTTCACGTGGAACATCACACAATTTGTACAACGTACGGCTTCAAGTCGTCCGTCCCAATATCGACGTTTCCGCCAATTTCGGTGATAAAACAAGTTCCTACGTGCCGACGGGCTTCGCGAACCAATTCATTTTGCTGGCGCGATGTCGTCATACTGTACTTAGTGCGGTTCAGCAACAATTCTTCGCCGTACCATTGCGCAATGACCGTGCGGTACGAGTACAGTTTGTCGCCAAGGATCGACAGGCTGGATGCCGTGGCGTGGCGCGTGCTGCGCGCGAGAAATGCGGCAATAATTTGCTTGCGGTTCATAGAAATCCCTCCATCTGGACGCTGTGCGTCCTATTATGTCGGCTGATTGGGCCGTTCGCGTGGGCGATCATATTAGAATGGTTTTGCGCTAATCGGGACTTGCCAAAGCGTGAACAGCTTGCACGTAATGCCGGACTTGCGTAAGTCCATTTTCGCGCCGAAACTCGTTGCAGCCTGCGCTGCGTATAAATTGCCATCGATATCTTCGAACGTCCATACAAGCTTGTTGTTCATTGTAATTCCTCCCTTTGGTTCGCCCACACGAACCGACCAATCAGTTAATGCATATCCACGGACTCTTACCGTTCCCTAGTTTCGGGCCGCTACATGGGTACTGGCGAAGCACGCCGAACGGTCTATAGAAGCGAGAAGAGTTGACCGTTTAATCCCATTAGCTAATGGTTTGATAACGCGGTGTCCACTTACCCGCGCCAGCGCTCTGTAGCTGGCTGCTGCGGCCCTCTTAACGCGTTGGGGCTTGCGTCTTAACTGTTCGGATAATGCGCGTTCTCAGTGACCGTACCGCGCTCCCTGTCGGCTTCCGACTTGGTTCGCCTTGGCCCGCTCGTATCGTCGCGTGGCTTCCCCGGCGTGCTGCTGTGTTCGTCTTGCATATTCAATATACAATATAGCATATGCAATGAACACCGTCGATATACCTAATTTTTAAAACTTTTTCTTAGGACCAAAGTCCTGTTTGCCGCTGCCCTCCGTTCATTTGATATTTGATACGTTATATCCTATGTGCCATTACGCAATTGTTTCCTAATATTTAGTTGAATTATCTTCAAGTCCTCCAAAGGTAGATGCAAGTAGGCAGGCAGCAGGCAGGCACGCAGGAGCGGACGAGCGTCACGCCTTGGATCGGCTGGCAGGCAGGACGGCCCCCGGTACACTGCACCCGTCAACCCCCTACCCATACCCCGAAAACTTGGGACTCCGACCACCGCGCGAATGCGCGCACCGGACACATATATTTCCCCCTCATTCATCGCATAATTTTCCTGTCTGACAATGGACAAGGAAGCCAAAACATGCTATATTTAACCTTAAACATGCCAGAATAATCCTAAATAGCCCGATAATATCCCCGAAGGGAGGATAGACGCGCCGTAGGCGGGATAATCCCTGATCGGATGAAAGGAGGTAAGCCCCCTGAGACTCTACGATTTAATAGCCGAAATTCCCACAGGGAATATCGATGAAGTCAGCCTATCCGAAACCGAAAAAGCAATCTACCTGGGTATGGCAAAGCAGTTTGATGATGACCCGGAACTCTTAACGCTCGACACCAAAGAATTGACCACCAAATTCCCCGGCACAACTCACAGCCGATGGCGTGACTTCTTGGCCTTGGATGCCGTGGCACTTTTCGCAAACCACATTACAAAAAGCAACATGGCAATCGCGTTCCGCAAGGCGCAAAAAGCGCTCACAACCGAAGCCGCCCAAGGAAACACGCAGGCAGCAAAACAGATCACTGATCTATCGAATTTCATGGCGAATAATCAGAACAAAGTGGTCCACATTTTAACGTACGTGCCGCGCTATGAAATTAACAGGAACACACCGAAGGTGGGAGACTCGGCCCCCGCCGCGATAGTAGCCGAAAGTTCAATAGAATCGGAGGTAACAAGTGATGTCAGTGAAGCATAACGATTACGACAACAGGCCACACGTACCGATACCGGGGAAGATTATAGACTACGAACGCCCGCCCCTTGGCTTGCGCCCGAAACATATCGCGCGAGAAATGCGCCGCATGGAAGTACGCGAAGCAATCAATCGATACCTTCACGCCGACCGCGCAATTCCGTTGGAATGGATCGAAGAATATAACGAACTCATGGAGGAATTTATCGAATGGAAAAAGTCGTTAAACAACAAGTAAAGGTACCGCGCCTGATCGTCGCCGGAAACTTCAATGAATTTCGATGGTTCCTTCGAGAGAATGGACTCAGCACGGTGAACCACAAGTACGTATCGCAAGCTGAACAACTTCACGGCATCACAGCGAACACGGAAATCGCTTTGGTTGGGACGTACAAGAACCGCGACGATTGGGAGCAAATAAAAGGAAGAATTACAGCAAAAGACGGATTGAAAGCGAAGGTGTTCAAGCATGGCGATTAACGAACCGCAATTTCCGCCACAAGGAAACATGATGAACGGTCCGGGAATGCCGCCGATGGGATCGGGAATACCACGCCCCGCACCGGGTCCGAACGGCGGACTATTCTCGCCAAAATTGCCGCCACAGCAACCGAACGCAGCTTCCGGCATCTACGGCGCACCGATGGCCCCGCCCGAAGGACTGACGACGAACCATCTGCACCAGACGATTAACGTTCTTCTGGTTTACCTGACGCAAGTAGTTCAAACACCATCCATGAATACGTTCCAAAAGGTTCAATTTGTTCAGCAGCTAACGCAAAGCATTTCGCAGCTTGCTACGTCTTTGCCGCAGGACAAAGGCAATGCCGAAGCAGACGCTATGAAGCTGCAAATAGAACAGCAAAAAGCAGAGATACAGAAGCAGTTGGCCGAACACAAAATGCAGATGGAAGAATTGAAGGCACAGCTTGAAATTTACAAGACGGAAAAGAAAATGGAACTGGAAGCGCAGCAGGCACAGCAAAAGATGCAGATTCAGGGAGCGCAAGCAGAGCAGCAAATGCAGATCAACCAACAGCAGGCAGAACAACAAGCACAGATCGGACAAGCACAAGCCAGCCAGCAGCTAGAACAAAACGCCCAAAACCACCAAGCCACCATGCAGCAACAAGACGAAGCACATCGCGCTAAATTGTCTCAGCAAAGCGAGCTTGCAAACAGCAAGAAAGATAAGGGCAAACAAGGCTGACATGCTGCATCTTAGAAAATCTATCAGTTGATATATCAGGGAGGGACAAACTGTGAACCCACTTTGGCTTATCCTGATTATACCGGGCACGTTGGTTTTAGGAGCAGTAATTTTCATCGTCTGGCTTGCCGCCATGTGGCAGAAGGAAGGTAGACCATATTGAAGTGTCCCCAATGCAGCCAAGGCTCTCTGGTTATTCCGCCTGACGAGCATCCTTCCTATTTAATATGTAGCGAGTGTGCAGCAATCCAACTAACGTATAAGCCACAGGACTACCAAGAAGAATTTCACCGCACACCGTACCGTATTAATGAAAAAGACGGCACAAATCGTTTGCAGATCATCGGCGTATTCGGGGGCTATGGTTCGGCGAAATCGACCGCAAGTTTGCACGAATTTTTCTTGCGTGCCTTGGAGTGCCCGAACAGCATCGGGCTAGTTACCGCGCCGACACTACCGCTGCTCAAAAAGACCACATGGAAAACACTTCTGGATGAAATCATTCCACCGCCGTTGATCGCGGACACGAACAAGCAGGAAATGACGATCACGTTAACTAACGGTTACGTAATATATGGCATTCCATCTGACGATGAAGAGAAATTGCGGTCGATCAACGCAGGCCATTGTCACATGGAGGAAGCCAGCGGCATCAAGCGTTCGATTTACATTCAGCTTATATCACGTATGCGTCACCAACGCGCACATAACCGGGCAATATTCGTCTGTTCGAACCCTGACTTGGGCTGGATCAAGGACGACATCGTAGACAACGAGCCACGCGCGAACCCGATCCATCCGCGACATAAGGACTATAACCCGGACATTACATGCTACATCTGGCCTACTCGATTCAACAAATACTTACCGCTGGACTTCATCGACAACCTGACACGCAATAAGCCAGAATGGTGGGTAAAGCGGTTCACCGAAGGCAGCTTCGAACACGCAGACGGCATGGTGTATCCGAACGCTTCGAAATGCTTCATTGAAGACGACCCGAAAGTATTGGAACGCATGAAGCGGGAAGGTTGGGAAATCATCATCGGCGCGGACTTCGGTCGCCGTAATCCAACAGCCGACCTATTCGGAGCAATCGACCCGATAGAGGGCATGGTTTATATCTACAAGGAATACTACGTAGCTGGAAAGATTGTTCCCGAACATGCCGCTGCCTTGGGACCTATGTTGGATGAAATTCCGCACGGACTTTTGCGATTTATGAAGGGCGATCCGACAGGCAAAAACAAGAACACGGCAGATGGCAAGAGCGTGTTTGGTTTGTACAACGAATACGGCATCTACTATCAAGAGGGAAACAATGATGTAATCGCTGGTCTGCTGAAAGTCAACAGTTACATCGAACGCGGCAAGCTGAAAATCTTCAAAAGCTGCGAGAATACGCAGAAGGAAATGTTGACTTATAAGTACCCGGAACTGTCAATGGATGACGAGAAAGACCCTGACGAGAAACCGATGAAAGTCAACGACCACGCAATGGACGCACTTCGGTACATGATTATGGGCCTGCCGGATGATCCTGACTTGCTTAAAACTCACGGCACAAAGCAGGCAAGACCGGAAGACTATGATCGGTTATATGAGGAACAAATGTACGAGACGTACCGTGAGTATGAAAAATTAACTTTCATGGATGTGGGGTATTGATATGGCGACTAGGGCGAAGAAGTATTCGTACGTGGTCTATTACAAGGACCAAACGTATCAGACCATCGACATCACTAGGTCCGATTTCGAAGAACTGAAAAGGGCCAAAGTTGCAGGCGGGGATGTCGCCAATCTTTCTATCGGCTTCATGGAAACAGTCGATATACGTTCTGTGTTCGAACGAATCGACCCGCCGAAGTCGGATAAGAAGGAAGATATTATAGCCGAACTGCCGCCGAACATGTCGCTAGAAGCAGAAGCATTTTATTACGGCGAAATACAGCGTATGCGGGCAGAGGAACGCAAACGGCAGAATCAGGAGGTTGACATCCAATGACGGCAGCGAGAAAGCTTGAACAAGTTGATCAAAGACGAAGAGTCAACCGCTACTGGCGCAGATGGGATCGTGCTTCGCAGGCAATAAGCAAGAAGATCGAACTTTGGCGCGTGCTGGACATCTATGATCGCGGCGATCAATGGAAAGACGCGAACATCCCGCCTTGGGTACCGAAGCCGATGTCGAACTACATCCGGTACGTCCGCACGATCAAACGTGCAAACTTAGCATCCGCAATTCCGATGTCTCACTTCACGCCAATCGAGCAAAAATTCGCACAAGATGTAAACAAACTGCAAATGGCATACGAACACGTTTGGGAATGGGAAAAAGTAGCAAGAAAAGTACGTTGGGCCGTTGACCGGGCGCTTCTCAAAGGGACATCTGTAATGTACGTGTACGACGATACTAACTATGTAGGCGGCGTATACAAGGACGGCTCCGCAAATAACAAACTCTATCAGGGCAAAATTTGCGTCAAACATTGGCCTATCGACACATTCTTCATCGACCCGGATGCTTGTACGATTCAGGAAGCGAAGTACATTGACACTACGGAAGTGTTGCCTTTGTGGTCGATTAAGCGTAACCCCGAATTCCGAAAATACTGTAAAGAACAAGGTACACTGGAAAAGTTGAACGAACTGACCAGTGATCAATTGGAGTACGACGATTTAGCCGACGGAACTACGCTGAATCGCGATCACAAAGTAACTGAGTCTACCGATGTTGAAGATGAAGACTACATGGCAACGCTGCATACGCATTGGGAACGTTACATGGACGACAACGGAAGGTATCGTCTGGATGTTACCTATTACTTGCGTAACACCGATTTCCTTCTATATCGCGTTGAGAACGTTAAACCGTCAATCTATCCATTTGTGGCATACATTGACGAGAAGGAAGAGAAGGAATTCCACGGCACCAGCACATGTATGGAAATTCTGGAAAATCAACGGGTTATAAACAAGACAACGCAGACGTACAGCATCATTGCCACAATGCACCAGAATCCGCAGAAGGTTGTTACCCGGTCCAGCGGTATCAATGCACAAGAAGTCGCTTTAGCAGGAACTATTCCGGGTAAAGTTTGGACGAGTAATGACGTAGACCCGCAGAAGTCCTTGGTTAACGTACAACCGCCTGACATTCCGCAGGGACTTTTTGAAGTCGATAATGCCATGAAAGAGGACATTAGGGAACGTTTGGGGATCAATCAAGCGTATACCGGACAGTCCGTTGGTTCACTGACCACTTCTACTGGCGTACGTTCCTTGATTGAAAGATCGAGCGTTCGCGACAAGGATAAGATGTCGCAAATCGATGAATTCGTAGAGGAACTTTCGAACCTGATTGTTATGATCATTCTGTACAAATGGAAGGACGAACGTTCCATCTCCAAACGCAAGCCGGATGGTACGGTAGAGTACAGTAAATACGAACCGATTGAAGAAGACGTTGCTGACCAACTTGAATGGATGGTTAAATGCGACACATACGCGGTCGCTCCGATGACGGAAGAAACACGCAAGCAGGAAGCACAAGAACTGCTGGATATTCAGGGCAAATATAGCTTCTCTCCTGCCGTCATTACGCCACAAGAATTCATTCGTATGGGCAACTTCAAGGACAAGGAATTGATTTTGGATCGGATGCAGAAAGACTTGGAAATGATGCAGAAACAGCAACAATCGCAGCCACCTAAGATCAATCCGAATGGCGAGATTTCTTTCGCCCTGTCCAGCAAAGACCCGAATGTGGTCATGGATGCTTTGCAGCAAATGATGCAGCAGGCCGTTATTCAGCAGATGAATAACTTGCAGCTTGAAGCCGCACACATCAATAACGGACTGAACGTAACGCCGGAAAGACCGCAAGCCGGAACACAGGCACAGGCACCTAACGGCCAACCACCGGGAACGTTTGACGCACAAGCAAGGGCCGCAATGGGCGCTGGTCAATAAATTTTAGGAGGATTCGCATGAATTTCGGAGAAGCGTTGGAAGCGTTGAAGCAAGGTAAGAAGGTTGCAAGACAAGGGTGGAACGGCAAGGGAATGTGGCTGGTACTGGTTAATTCGTATAACTACAAAGTCGATGCCGTTCGATCAGGAAGCCATACCATACTTCCGTGGATCGGTATGAAAACTGCCGGAGACGAATTCGTTCCGTGGCTGGCTTCGCAGACGGACGTTCTTGCATCGGATTGGGGGATTGTTGGATAATGCCGATCATCGACATTGAAAACAATTTCAAGTACCACGCGCCGAAGCCGGGCCAGCCGGAATTGTACACGGCGCTTCGCGAGAAGGGTAAGGAACTGGCTTACCTAATTGCTGAGTCATGT